TTTTCTATATGCTTCGATTACGATATATTCACCTACTGCTAAATCATTTGTCCAATCCATGTCAATATAAAGTCTATTGTCATGTTGATTGAATCTTAATGGTTTTTCACCAACTAAAATATGGTCTAAAAAGTCTAAATGTCTTAATACAACATCATAGTTGATAACACTTGTAGATGAAAAATCATATAGGTCATTTAATCTCATTTGATATCTAACATCAAACAAATTCATATTAGACTTGTTTGAGAATGGAAATATATTGATTACTGATATTACACTTTCAGGAACAACGATAAAGTTATTGCCTTCTTTCCATGATGTAGTGACGCCGTTCTTTGTAATTGATTCTGTAGAATCAGCAGTCATTCTAGCCTTATCGGCTTCTGTGTATTGATATTTTAAATATGCTCTTTGAATACCGTCATAGTGATATTGTGCGAAATACTGTAAGGCCTCGTCCAGTCTATCTTCTAACTGGTCGTCATCTGCGTTTATCTCAATAACAGGCTTACCTAACGCTCTTAAAGCATACTGTTTTAAATTTTCTCTAGTTGCTGGTTTTGCCATAATTGTTACCTTTTCTGGTATATTTATAAGGATTATTTAATGATAGGAAAGAGATTGTCGGAACAAAACAATTTAATATCTTCTTCAGGTAAACCTAGTGATTGCATAACTCTTGGCGTATGAGGGTTCATTTGTTGATGTTCACAGTAATAATTTTGCGCTTTTATTACATCCGGCTCTGGAGCTTTATAGTCAAAATCTTCTATATGATTGATATATAGTGTTAGATTATTTTCAACCAATCTACAAATTCTATTTAATTCATCCATATCTTGTATATTACCAGCTGCAATCATATGAGGACTGAATATCTTTAATGCCCAATCAGGCAAATCTCTTTTTTTAGAAGCTTCATACTTCTTTGCCTCATCACCAAATATCTTAATCATAGGGTGTTCTTTGTCAAGTAAAGGTGACCAATCGTGAAACGCACCTGTAACCTTTTTTTCTCCTGCAATAATATCCCAACCAAAAATAGGTCCACTATTTTGCAACATAGGAAACATGCATACATGCATCATCCAAAGTCCTTTACTTTCTCTTGCGTCAACAATATCTACATGAGCTCGTCTAACACTAGTTCTATGCCATGTTCTATTTGTCCAACCTTTTCCATTAAATCTTTCCATACCAGGTTCTTGGTACTCTGTCATATGAAAGTTTAATTTCTTTATGATAGTTTCGCTATTCTGTATTAGTCTGTCCCAAATCATTAGTCTTTACCTTCCATTTTAGTTCCTTTGAAAGGGTCATTTTCTATATCTCTATAACTTAAATTGTGTAACTCTTTCATCTCTTTAAATAGTTTAGTTGCACTTTCGAAACAATAGATTGCTTCAGGTACAACGGAATGTTCATATACATTTAAATATGTGTTAATTGTTTCTTTGACTATTCTTCTATAGTCTGCAACTTCTTTATCTTTGAATTTATAATATCTGTTAGGACCTGGTGTTTTTCTTCTAATCATTTGACCACCAGACAAATCTCCTAAATGTCTTACATAAATGTGTGCGTACAACTTCATTGCTTCATCTTGTATAGATTCAATATGTTCAATATATTGTTTGGTACTTTCTGTTATTTCAGGAGTATCTATCTCAAAAGATTTAAAGTCATATAAAATATGTTCAGCTCTTAATAGATTTGGCGTATCTCTGAATAGTGAATTGTGTAAACCATACTTTTCTAATACTGCATAACATTGAAATTGATTATACAAATAAGTTGCATATAGTTTATGGTCAATACTGCCGGACATAAGAATTTTTACAAACTCCTGCCTTTCAGCATCCTTGTGGTGGTTCATAGTTATTTCTTTTATATCAAGCATATAATATTACTCCTGCCGTTGCGATTAATAAAGCTACCCAAATCGAAATGATTTTAAAGTAGTATGAAATTTTGGTACCAAAGTACATTTTACCGATAGCTACGCATTTATGCATAGGTGACATTATATATCCTGCAAAATCAACAGCAAAGAACCAAGGCAAATATGCAATACCATATATAGAAGAAAGTATTACTGTAATCGCACCGAATCTAGCTGATGAACCTAATAACCAGGAAAAAGTAAAAGCAATTAAAGATAATATTCCAAATCCTATAGGGTCGGCAATATCTAATCCTGTGTTATTTAAGAATGAATTTATTTTATCTGTATTTTGTCTGACTATATTTGCAACTGCAATAATAAGGGCAACCCAAGCTACCAATTTAAAATCAACATAGTTCAATAGTTTTTTAAGGTCAAATGTTTTAGTTACTAACATATAATAAACTGTTAGTGTACCAAATGCCCATAGAAAATTTATACCTGCAATTATAGCGGCCACACCTGCAACATATGGTAATACATATCTTGTAATTCTACTTACTTTAATTTCTGTTTTACAGTTACCTATTTCTATTTCGTTTTCATCTACCATATAGATTAGATAAAATAAAATATATGCAATAGTAACTGCTAATAACGGCCAAATCATACCTATAAATGCACCATAAGATAAACCAAATGCAGCCATAGGCAAGATAACAGTTTTTTCTAAAGGCGACCAAAAATAATAATGATGTGTTGACATAAAGTCAATAGGTCCAAACTTCTCTCTGCCAGGTGTTTTCTTTTTAGGTGCTAATGTATCTAACATACCAGCACTTACTGTAACTCTTCCTTTAATAGGTAATAATCCTGTCAACGCTGACACAATAGCTACGATTGCTTTTTTACTTCTTATATTCTTTTCAAAAAAACAATACAAATCTTTAAACAAATTATTTTCTTTTATCATGCCTGCAATCATCATCACAAAGATAATTAAAAACAAATATAATTGTCCTTTAAATATTAAATCTATCATATATCTAACTCCGTCAAATTTTCATTATCGCCAAACTTACCTTTTACAAATGTGTTAAAAGATATACTGTATCTATCTGAATTTCCTTTGTTAATATCTACCTCATGGTGTAAATAACTAGGAAACAATACTAATCTACCAGGTTCATTAAGAACACCCACTTTATTGGATGTGAATGGGGTGCCGTTTATCTTTTCAAAAAATGTAAAATTATTAAAACTATCTCTATTGTAGAAGAATGTTGGACAATTAGGTCCTTCAACATACAATACAGCAGATATAATACTATTCGGGTGCATATGTGAGTGATGATGTTTTAGTGGTACAGTTTTATTAAACCACGATTGTGTAATATAAAACTCGGCACCTTTCATCTTACCAAGATTTTCCATAAAATAATTTAAATTCTTTTCACACCATTTTTTTAACTGTGACATTTCATCATGGTCAAATATATGTTTATCTTTAGTGACCTCATTACCTCTGTTATCCATCATCTCTAAAGACTTTAAAAAAGTTAATTCTTTATCAGAAAACTTATAACAGTTATCACTTTTATATAATGGTGTTGCAAATATAGATTCTATCATTGATACCATTCCTCATATAAGCTTTTAATTTTATTTCTTATAGGTGAAAAAGAATGAGTTTTAAAAAAATGTTGTTTGTTAATCCATTTCTTATCTTTCTCGGTTACTTCTTCACAAATCATATTAACATTTTCTTTTGTTAATGGTATAATTTGCATTAAAGGTGTGCCTGCTTTTAAGAATACATTACCCTCTTCTACATTCCAGTTTAATTGTACATTTAATTCACAACTTTCAGCCGGGTCTAATATGCCTGTTGTACTTTCAAAGTCAAAGTTATCTGCATAAGGCATAGGTAAAAATAAAAACTTCATACCCTTTGGTGCTACAATACTGTAAGGTGTATTAATCTTTACAATATTGTCTATAGTACCTTTTCTTTTAGGAATATGTTTTGTAATTTGGTCACCATGAGTATCTATAATATTCATCTCATGTATTTTAGTCATCTCTGGTGTTGCAACTTTCCAAGAAAATCCTGGTTGATTTTTCTTTGTGCTGATATGTACATCATACCACATAGGCACATACCAACCAACCTTGAACATATTAAATATGCCAGGACATAAGGTTATGTGATTATATTTTTCGTTTTGTTTATAATTTTGTTTGTAATCTCTCTTGCCTTACCAACCCATTCAGGTTTATATTCAGACATAGAAGTAATAGGGTATAAGTCAGGTACGCCAGCTACAGAGCTGACAAATCTTACTGTATCATCTTTTTTAAATATCATTTATTAATAACAAAAATTCCCAAACCATTCCAAAAATCAGCAGGGTCTTCCCCTTTCGTATAAATTTCTTCTTTAAATAATACTTTATAACCTAGTTTCTCTATTGACCTTAATGTGCCGTGTCTAACTTGTGACCAATTCCAATCATCAATAATTAAACAGAAAGTATTATCTATTTTACTATTATATTTATATAAGAAATTATAGTGAGCTTCCACCGTGTGTTCGCCATCATAGAGTATAACATTTGATTTTACAGGTAACTTGCTCAAAGAATCTTCCGAGTCCGAGTCCACGATAGTAATAGATTTACCATTTATATGTGGTCTTATATTCTTTTTAAATACTTCTTTAGTGTTTCCTTTTTCTGCACTTATATCCACATCTCTCATTGGTACATTATGTGTATCAGACCAATTATCTACTGCACTTGCAACTATATTATTACCCTCTAAAGCAGAGGCGAACATAGCACCTTGATATACACCTACTTCCAAATAACTTGTATCTGGCATTTCCATCATATTATTGATAAAGTGTTTAACTTTATGTGATGTTAAACCAGGTATATCTAATGTTGTTTGAGATAGTTTTGATTGTTCTTTCTTTGCTTTGTCTAATGAGTCTTTAACTGTGTCAATCATAACCTTTTGATTGTTCTTCATAACAATTAAGTCACACACATTACAATCCCAACAATCAAACTTACAGTTTCTTATTTTATTACGCCATGCTGTAATTCTTTTTTCATCAAAAGATGTTTCTTTTGTATAGACTTCAAACTCTTGAACAAGTATATCTTTATTTTCACGGTATCTATCAATGATATTCATTGTTTCAAATAACCTAGAAACACTTTCTCTACCATGCATTTTAACAACATCAATGTATTGAAGTAATCTATCCCACTCTTCTTTCCATGGTGGAAAATCTGCTATTCTCCATTGATATGCTGGGTCTTGTTGTTCCCATTTAGGGCATGAGAACTGAGCAACCTTTGTACCAAAGTATGTCGGTTGTGTGCCTTCTTTTCTAGTATTATTATATAAAAAGTGTTCATCTTGTACAGGACAATTTCCCCAACAGCCCTCATTCGCCAGTAAACTATATTTGACATCTACGCCAAACTTATCCTTACAATACTTCTTTGCGTCTTGCATACGCTTTAAAGTATCTTCATCTCTCATCAAATCTCTATCAAAATTTATATAATGAAAACCAGCCTCTACTTGTTTTACAACTTCATTTGCTCTCTGTGTATTTCTTAATATGGTATTCTTAACCATCACATCAGGATATGCTTGTTGAAAACGACCTGTTAACATCCACAAAGTATGTGGTATTGTAACTATACGAACTCCCTTGTCGTATAGTATTTTAAAATTTTCTATAAATGTTTCTAAATTCGTACCAGATGGTGGTACTTCTATGTTATTGAATGTAGCAGATAACGGAATGCCTGTTACCTTTGGTATGATAAAGGCATTCTCGTTAATTAGATTGTATTGTGTTTCGTTAAAAACATCACCCATTGCGTCTTGCATAAAGGGTGGAATCCGGCTAGTAAAATAGACATCATAAATTAAACTCTTATTTCTCTTTAAGAATTCAATAAAAGAATCAAATTGTTCCGGCGATAATTTAGGGTTTAATGGTACGCTAAACATAAATTCATAATATAAAACAACAACTAAAAATTACTAAAAAGTAATTTTAGTAGGTGGGTCGCCTATAGAAGCGTCATCTGATAATTGCTGAGCAGTCACACCAATACCAAGTTTCTCATGTCGCCACTTATGACATTTAGCAATAGTGTCTAAAGCGTCAACATCATCTTCCAAATCTTTTTGAGCTGCAAGTTGTGTTGCTAATGCACTATTATATGCTGTTAATTTAGTATTGATTTTTGATACCAAGTCTGAAACTGAAATACCTCTAGCAGTTGCCATAGTTGTTAACATTGGTGTACTTGCCGAATTGTCTGCTGTCCAAGCAGCCGCTTCAGATTTTTGTTGTTCCCAAGTAGCTTTCTCTAAAGAAGAACTCCACTTGTTTAATTCTAAAAACTTTTGATTGTATCTATCTCTGATTATTCTTTTGAAAAGATAATGATTAAATGATACTGCACCTGCCACTTCAGCGTCTGTTAAAGTGTGTACATATTTGTTTGCGTCAGGGTCCTCTGAAATACCTAATTGTGGGTAATCATCAGCGGGTGCTGAACCTACTCTTAATTTTACTGTACCACCATAGGCATTAGCAAAAATTGAAAATCTTGCTAAGTCTGTTGGTAAGACATCAGCATTGATATGGTCTAACTCTACTCTCATATCTTGATACTCGTCTTCAACAACACCTACTTTGTACGAACAGTATGAATGATAATCAGTAATCCAGCCTGGAGCCATTTCAATCTGATTTTCTTTGTAAACTACATAAATTTTTGCCATATCTTATTCCTTTAAAGACCAACCATCTTCTTGTGATGATGTTTCTATCTCTTTATACTTATTATTTATAACGGAATTGTTCTCGCCGACCTCGTTTTTTAACAAATCTTCATCTTCAAGGCCTTCAGCAATACCAATTTGCATTAATCTTTGTTTTGTTTTGTCGTCCTGGTAACCAATTCTTAAATCATTAACAACTTTATCTTGTATCTTATTCATACCAATTGCAAATCTAGTAGAATATTGAGTTGCTAATTCAAGAGTTTCTTCTTGCATTTTTCTAGGCAACATAGCAATTGCGTCAATATTACCTGTACCTACTTTACCATATGCTAACATTTCTGTAGAAGCTTGTTTAGCCAATCTCATAGTCCAGTATTCTTTTTCAAGTTGTTCTTCTTTTTCTTCATCACCAAAAACATCAAGAAGTTTTGTACCGTCTGGTAAAGTACCTTCAGGACTTGCGTCTAACTCTCTTACCAATTGTAATAAATGGTCTTTCTCTCTCAATGCTTGTCTTTGATTATCTTGAAACTTTTTTAAGTCTTTTCTAATCTGTAACAAGTCAAGTTTTTGATATGCGACTTCTAACTTATCACCTTTTTCTTCAGCTCTTTTAAGTTTTTCTTCTTCAATCTCAACTTCTAATTCTTTTTTTGCACCTTCAAATTCACATTGTAAAAATGCGTCTTGTTTTACTCTTAACTCAATAAAATATTGTTGCATTTTTTTGAATGGGGTCATTTGACCACCACCTACAAAATGCTCTGTCTTAAATTTTGGTTGATGAAAACTTACTTTGTCATTGGCAAATTCAATGATGGAAGTATCGTTTGTCAAATCAATGTCTGTACGCTTCATAATATTCCTCGCTTTTAATTATTATATCTATTTATCTATGCCCGCCAAGCGCAATGTCCTGATGACTGTCCAGCATTAGCAGTTGGTTGAGAACCACTTGGAACATTTCCTGTATCAGTAGCATAAAATAATTTGTGTGACTCATTGTTTTGAGCACCATCAAAGTTACCTATCATATACTGCCAATCCATACCCATTCCAAAGTTTTCTTCACCCATGTTTGTTTGAATTTTACTAACATTACCAATGTTACTATCAGTAGTTAAATTCCATCTTCTAAAGTTATAACCACCCATGTAAGAACCCTCGTTACCACAGTAACCAATTCTATGTGTTGACGGAATACCTTTTTGTTGTCCGTGAGCAGCCCAATGTGTAGAACCTACTGAACTGAAAGTATAGAAGTTAACTTTTCTTCCTTCGTTATCGTCCCAATGGTAACCATAATCTTTATCTTGGAATGCTGAAGATGTATCGTTTAGTCCTGTACCAAACTGAGCAAATCTACATTCTACAGTTAAATTCATTACATCAAATGTAGCAGGACCGTGAGCACCTGTAAAGAATGAATATTCATTATTCTTTTGTGAGTTACTTAAATCTTGTCTTGAATTGTATGCGTCAAAGTTTCCATTGTGAGATTTACCAGTTTCAGTAAACATATGAATAGCACTTGTTCTTGTAGAAGCTGAAGAGTGTGCGTTATCTGTTGGTGTTGAATACATGTAAAAAGTAGTATCGTTACATGCACCAGCACAATATGAACCTGGATGGTCCATTAAGTTACCTAAATTGGTTGTTTGGTCTGTAGAGTGTATTGTTCTATGAACTTGTCTCCATGGTGAACCGTCTTTGTATCCACCACCTGTATATGTCATAGCAATAATTTGTCTGTATCTCCATTGAGCACCAGCAGAGCTGATATCTCTAAATCCTTGGCTGTTTGCACCACCATAAGATGTTTGAGCCCAATCATATACTTCATGCATAACATCATCAACACTAAACATAGGTCTATAGTATGGATAGTTTGATTGTGGTATTCTGCCCTCATAATTCCTCATTCTATTAATTTGTAAAGCAGCGTTATTACTTGATAGTCCTACTGAACCACCACCATAATCTTCTCTATCGGTGTTGTTTGTATTTGCGAAATCTCTGTGAGAAGTTGTACCACTCCAGTTTACTTGAGCAGAAATAGGTTTGTAACCACCACCTGACAGATAAGCACCAGATAGAACAGTATCCATATCTCTCATACCCATAGCGTGATAACCCTTTGATGAACTTGGTGAAGTATCAAAGATAGTTTTTTTCTGTAGGTAATGGTGATATGATTCCTGAGCACCAAGATAACTGTTGTTACCTCTTCTGCTGGATTTTCTACCGTAAAACGGTCCTATTCTTGCCATTTAATTTAACTCCTGCTATTAACTAATTTCTTCGTAAGAAATCACATAATCTAATCTACTGTTAGCAGCTGCGCCGCCTCTAACTGAATCACCTTCTTCAAGATAAAAAGTTGAGTTTTTATCTGTTACGAAAGCAACTGTATTACCAGGAACATTAATGTTATATGCTAAAAATCTGTCGTTTGAACCATCAAAAAAACTAAATCTCATAGTTGTATCTGTTCCACTTTTGTTAGCACAAGTGATAGAATTTATTTTATAAATTTTACTTGAACTAGCGGCATTAGATACAAGAGCTGTAGTATATGTAGTGTTCAATTCGCCAGAATCAGTTTTACCATTAATCGTTGCGACTGATACTATATTTGGATTTGCCATTTTTTTCTACCTCTTTTTTAATATTTATTAACCAAAAACGATTGACATTGCAATCGCCTTACCAGTTGAGAATGAATTTGTATCAACATAAGTCTTAACTGCCTGTTCGGTTGGTACGGCAGTATCAGAGTTACCTGCTAATGTTCCATCTGTACTGAATTCATTAATTGTTGCACCAATAGCAGCACCAATAGAACCAAGTTGTAACTCGGTCAAACCTGAAAGGTCAAAAGCGTCTGCGTTTAGTGTAGCAGTACCAGTTGCCTGGTCAATTTTAAACTGCGAACCTACTCTAAAGTTACCAAGTTGGTCAGTTGAAGTGTAGTACACACGACCACCGTTTTGCTCGGTTGTTTCTCTCGATTGGTCATAAGGTTGTGTTTGACCTACAGCATTTGGATAGTTTGTGTCTGTAAATGAACCTGTACCAATTGATAAGAAATCGTGACCCGTTAGACGGACATTAGAGAAGTTTTTAGTAATATCACACTCTGTATTGTCTGACGCAAAAGCCGTTCTTTCAGGAGTGATTGCTAATTTAGCTTGTTTGTTTACTGTATCTGTATTTGTAATAGCAGTTACACGATAATATTGTGAGTCACCAGCAAACTGTAAGTTAGAACCTACTTCTATTGCTGTTGCACTTGTTAATAGTGAACTTGTACTATCTACTTCAAATAAGAAACCAGTTTGACCAGTTGTCGGTGTTTTAGGTGTGATTGTACCGCCTGAAGTGTAAGCTGTAAATGCACTTCCGTCAACATTTGTTGTAACTGCTGGGTCTGTACTTGATGATAAACTAAATGTGTTAGCTGTAGCATTTTGTACATAGTAAGTATTATCATTTAATTCTGTCATACCTACAACACCAGAGATAACAATTTTGTTACCGTTATTTAATCCGTGTGCATTTGAAGTAATAACAACCGGATTGGCCTGTGTTGCACCTGTAATTGTTTTCGTAGCTGCGTCTGTATGGTCAGAAGCAGTTGTCGAAACTTTAAAGTTGTATGAAGAACCACCAGTAACATTGACTGTTTCTCCTGGTGAGAATAATCTTCCGTTACCACCTTCGATTTTTAATTTTCTAGTAGCTTGTACAACATCAATTGCTGTTGCTGTTGCACCTGAAACAGCACCTGTTAAAGTGTCTCCTTCAGCAACTGTAGCAGTAGCAATGTTTCCTTGTAAATTTTGGAAACGAATTTGTGAACCTCTTAATTGAACTTCATCAGGAGTTTCAGTTGCACTTACACCGTCAGCAAAAGCACCGTATTCTCCGTATGCGTTTGAACAGTTAAGGGCACGAATTGTACCACCTGATTCTGTATTAAATCCTTTATCACAATAGTATGTAAAGACAGATACTAACTCTGCTCTACCACCGTTGATAACTGAAACACCTTTACCGTCTGTGTTGATTTGAGTAAAGTCATTGGCAACCATTGATTTGTTACCTGATATATGAGCATTACCGTCAACCAACATACCAGTTGAACCTGTGTTAACAGATGTACAGTTATGAATGTAAGGTGAAGCAGTTGTAATTGCACCTGTAGGGTCAAGAGCAACAACTGTACCGCCTGTAGTCAAACCTTGTAAAGTCATAAATGAAATGTAGTTAGCATTGTTAACTAGGAACATTGTTGAAGCATTATTGTTATGTAATGTAGCAACAGCACAAGTTAACGCAGCTCCACCACCTGAACCTAATAAGTTATCAGGAATAGATAATGTATCTCCTACTGCATAATAACAACCGCCATGAGTTGGTGTAACTGTAATCGCTGATGAACCATCAACAACAACTGTAACTCTTAAACCTTGACCTGAACCACTTGTTGATGTTGCTAAAACATTTGTATATGTACCTGGTGTTCTTGAAGCGTCATTAGCACCAATACTACCAACTGTAGCAACCGAAGTAGCAGAACCAGCAGCTGGTTCTAATTTTGTACCTCTTAATGAGTCACCAAAAATTGTAACTTGTGGTGGAACTCTAATTGGGAAAGTTTCTTCAAAAGTACCTGCCTGAATGTGAATTGTATCACCACCTGCAACTGTTTCAATTGAAAATGTGATATCTGCTGTAGAGTTACCAACATTTGCTTTTGCAATTGTAGCAGTATTTCCTTCAGTCCAACCTGAACCATTGTTAATAATATTAATTGTTGGTGTGGATGAACCGTCTGTAATTACATCAACAACTGTGCCTGTAGATGAACCACCTGTTACACTAACATTTCTGAATGTGCCTGGAGTACCACCTGTACCACCAGCAATTCCTGATATTGTTGAAATACCATTTGAACCTGCTGATTGACAAGCCTTTTTAACTGTTTTGAAAGGTAATGTTTCTGTTCCTGGATTTGTGTCATCTCCTTCTGGAGATACATGTAAAGTATTACCTGAACTTTCGTTAAAGTATTCTAGTCCGTTACCAGAAGCGTTAACTCTTAATCTGTCACCAGCTCTACCGATTGGCAGTCTTTCTGGACCAGAAGCACCTTGTTGAACAAGGTCACCTTGTGTAGTGAATACACCTGATGGTGCACCTTTAACATAAAGAGCCCATTGTGTATTGTCTGTACCGTCAGTAGGAGCTTGACCTGCTGTAGTATCTATTCTTGCTCTGTAAGTAGAGTTTGAAAAAATTACTGTTTCACCAATTTTGTAAGCAGTGCCGGCACTATATGTACCTTGGTGTGAAACACCTTCTACTAATAAATCTGCTTTTGATGTATCAGTTGGTAATGTACCTGCCGCTGAACTAACTTTGAAAACATATGTATTACCACCGTATTGGACAACTTCACCAGTTTTGTAAGCAGTACCGGCAGCCCATGTACCTAACATACTGTAACCAGTTGTAATTACTTCCCAATCAGCGCCTGAATCTACAGGTGTTTGACCAATGTTATTTCTTTCTGCAACATACTGATAACCACCGTAAGTTACAATATCACCTTGTTGGTATTGTGTGCCAACAGCCCATGAGTCTTCGAATTCAAGACCTGGTAAAAATACTGAAAATTTTGTTGTATCTAAAACTGCTGAAGTAGATGTGTGAGCTGTTGTACATACCCATAATGTTGGTCCGTACTTAACAATGTCATCTACTTTATAATAAGTTGCGTCTGCGTGGTCAGTTTTGTATTCTACACCACCAACCATTTTTTGCCATTTTGTCGGGTTGGCTGATAAATCTGTTTCGAATAATGCTGAAGAAGTATGGTTTGCTAGTGCTATAAAAGCATTACCACCATATCTTACGACATCATCAGCAATGTAAGCAGTTGAACCTGCCCAAGCGCCTTTCCATACAAATTTTATTCTCCCTAATACGAAATCTGCCATTTGTTATCCTATGTTGTATAGTTCCTTGTGTTTCCTGTTGCACCTGTATTATATGTAAAGTCTTCGAAATATCTAGCAACTAGAAATCCGTCTGCGTTCATATAATATGTCAACTTGTTATTGTCAAAACGAACACCGTCATATGCTCTTGAGCCTGGTGTTCTACCATCAGCTAATTCTGTTCCTTGGTTTGATATCAATGTTCTATTATACTGGTTTGCGTTACCACTATTAGCGTCATCAACACCGTTGTACGGAGTACCATAATCTGCCAAATTAACAGATACATTAGGGTCCGACATGTAAGCCTTTGTGTAAGTTAGTATGCCTTCATCTACTTGACCGTCATTAACAAATGTTCGTCTTTCAACTTTTAGACCGTGAAATGCGGATTGGGCACTACTAAAGATACCATTTTCCGTTTTCTTGTCTACCAAATATGCCATTAACTTAACTCCTTAAATACTATTTATAATACTTTTATTATGTAACCTCTAAAATAGCCACATATGCTTCCAACTCTGGTTGAGAAGAATCAGAATTTAATTCTCCAACAACTCTTACGATATCGTTAGATTCTAAATTAAGTGGTTTATCAAGAATTAAAGTGTTTTCTGGTTCAATTTGTACAGACTTTGCCACATGATGAAATGTTGTACCACCGTCTGTTGTTACTTTAACATCAACATTACCATAATTGGTAGCACTTTTGTTCGAGATATATAATGCATGAATAACGGCCTGACCGTTACTTGGTGCTGTATATAAATTAGCAGCCGAAGTATCAGTTGTAACAACTGTCATACCTGCGTTTTTAAATGCACTTGCCATATTTTCTAACTTCCAAATACGATAGCATATGCAAGGGCGTCACCCTCACCAACAAGTACATCACCTGTTGTTGTGCCATCTACTGTTAAATTTCCTGTTGTAATTACAGTACCACTAACATTTGGTAAAGTAATTGTTCTATCAACTGTTGGCTCTGCAGCCGTTAAAGTTGTTTCGTATGCGTTTGCTAAGTAACCCTCAAAGACTAGATTTGAACCATCTAAAATAATATCTGTATTTGTTGTTGCGCCATTTGTTACTACTGTTTGTAGATTAACAGAACCAGCACCACCAACTTCTTTGACAACATTACCAGTTGTTTTAGTATAAAACTTACCGTCAGTAACATTCATTGCCAACTCACCAACAGCTAATACATTAGCAGCTGGTACGGCTAATGCCGTTTCACTTCTTTTTGGTTTTATTACCGTTGACATTATTTACTATGTTTTCTAATCTGTTTAATAAGTTTATCTTTAGTAAGTCTTTTGTCTAACTCTATGCCTAGTTTTCTACCTAGTTTTTCTAACTCTGATTTTGTTTGTGTCTTTAAATGTTTCAAATCTGTTTTTACTTCGTTTTTTAAAACCAATGGTTTTTTAAAACCTGGCATACCTGTAATCCAAAAATCAATAATTTTATTCCATAATTTTTTCATTAGAATGAACCTCCATCAACTGTCACAATTGCCACATCACCTGATGTAACTGAAAAATTAGAACTAGTAAATTTAGCAACACCGATATTTGATGTACTTGCTAATTCACCAGCGATTGTCAAAGTATTTCCTGAAGCAGTTGTATTTAATCCTTCACCTGCTAAAAACTCCATAGGGTTACCAATTTGAACTTGACCTTGTGTAGAGCCTTCGTCTGTAAATACAAAGTTTTCAATGTTTGCACCATCAATGTTACCTGCTAACATGGCATTTGTAATACCACCTGCTTTAACTCTTAATGCGTCTGCGTTTACTTCTATTGAACTATTATCTGTTGCAACATCAAGTCTGTTACCTGCTTTAACGATTGCGTCACCAGCGTCAATTTGACCAGCACCAGAGAACTGTGATACAGGTAATTCTGTTGTACCGATTGTCGGTTGTCCGACATGGGTAAATACATAACCGTTTCCGCCACCTTGTGTTCCTGATTCTACGAATACAAATGAACCACCAGTAAGCTCAGCAGGTTCGTCAATGTCTGTAACCCTTGTTAGTACCCAATTTGTTGAACCTGAACCTATGTTTGTAACAGAATAAACACCGTTTCTTTCTCTGTTACCTACTGTTTCATCTTTAACTAAAACTCTATTGCCTGCAACAAGTGTAACACCATCAATAACCAAAGCAGCTTGTGTGCCTGAATTTGTTAATGTTGCACCAACACCAGCAGTACCATTTGAGTATGTAGCGTTTAAGTTTACAGTAGTAGCAACTAGAGCCGAGTCTTTAACATCTAAACCTGTTGCAACTTCATCAACATATGCTTTTGTTGTTAATGAGTCTGAATCAAATCCTGCTCTGTCTTTGTAGGCAGCTGGAACTTTAACAGTACCAGTACCATGAGGACTTAATGTAATGTCTGTATTGCCTGAAGTTGTTGAAAGTGTAGAACCATTAATTGTAATACTATCTACTACTAATGATGTTAAACCTGCAATGTCAGTTGTAGCTGCACCTAATGTTAATGTAGATGAACCTAGAGTAGTTGTCGGATTTGCTAAATTAGCATTTGAAATAGCCGCACTACCTGATAAATTTGAGTTTGTTAATCCTGTTGCATTTATAGCCACATTATTATCTGTAACTACTGTTGACATACCAGGACCACCGGCAAATGTTAAAGTTTCTGCCGTGTTGTATGTGTCTGTTCCTGTGTCACCTGCTAAATCAATAAACTGATTAACAGTTGCGAAATCTAAATTACCTGAACCGTCTGTTTTTAAGAATTGTCCTGCTGAACCATCTCCGTCTGGCAATACGAAAGTAGTTGTAGCAGTTACATTATTTGGAGCTTTTAAACCTATAAAGTTTGTACCGTTATTTGTACCCTCATTAAATTTTGCTTGACCACCTACTGTAGCACTATTACCAATAATCATTTGGTCAATTGCTAAGTTAGTGTCTGCTATGAGTGCTGAACTACCTGTTAATGTACCAGCAACATGGTCTAACATGTCAGCAAAATACTGACCACCAATTACTGTAATATTATTAGCGTCACCGTTTCCGTCAACACCACCCTCTCCAACAAATAATCTATCACCTAAATTACCTTGTGTTCCTGTTCCATAAGTATAACCTAATTCACCTAGTTTCAGCGTACTCGGGGCAGTAGTACCTGAACTTCTTTTTATCTGAATTACTGTTGCCATCTAAAACTCCTAAAATGCTCCTGCGTTTAAAGTCAATGTGCCTGTTGTTGTAACAATTTCATTTCTCGCTACAAACTTTGCGTCACTTGACCTATATTGTAATATTGCTCCATCTTCTAATGAAGAAGTGTCCACATCTCCCAATTGTTTTAATTGAAGAGAACTATTTTGTGCCGCTTGAGCAGAGGGCAAGGCAACGGATACTTGTTGTGGTCCTTGTGATGTGTTTACATTAATCTTTGCTGTAATGTCAGGCATAATTTCTCTCCTTGGGTATATTTATAACAAAAAAGAGTTTAGTTAGATAGATACTTGAGGTCTAACTGTAACAACACCCTCGATAACTCTTGTTATTGTACTAGATGAGGTCTGTAATATCTCTAAATCGTAAACATATCTACCCTCTTCTAGTTGACTTGTCTGGTCAGCCGTCAAAGCCATGGTAATTACACCTGAAGTAGCGTCAGCGGCTACTGTACAAGTTATAATTGTTCGTGTTCTTGTTGATGAGTAGCCCTTAGCCATTCTAGCTAGAGCTGTATAACCTGTTAAATCAAATGGGTTACCATTTGCGTCTTTGACCGTGACATCCGAGGTGAATGTCGTTCCTTGGTCTATTGTTAAGTTAGCTATAGCTGCCATTTATTTCTCTTCCGGTACTTCTTTTTTTACTAAATCTGCAATTTTTTTGTTATAATGTGTCGTTAAGACATCAATCTTTTCAAGCTCAATTGTGTGTCGCACTTTAGAAGCCTGAATTTCTTGTCTTACTATTAAGTAATTTTGTAATTCTGGACTCAATTTTGCAACATCAAATTCTTTGCCATCAATTAATACTGTATTCATAATTTTCTCCTATATACAATACTATTTATACACCTAAATAATATAGAATAGGAGAATTAAATGATATCACTTAAATTAATGTACAAAAATGTTGCTTATCCAGATAAGACTTTTGAAACAGTATCAGAGTTTTTTGAAAACGACAATGCTGGTGTAGATGATGTTGAAGCATTAAAATTACATATTGCTAATGATGAAACATATCAATATTCAAAAGAAGCTACTCTATTGGCTGATAACAAAACCGTTATATTGACCAGAGATTTTGAAACAGAGGAATTAGCAAATAAATGGCTTGAGGCAAGAGCTAAATTGCCTACAATAGATAAAAACTTAAAAGAAGACCGTATGTTTCTTTGATGAAATATTGTAAAAAATATAATTTGTCATGGCCGAAAAGTGAGATTGTGAAGTCGTGTTTAGAGGCAAAATATCATAGAGGTGTGGACCGTCATGGTATACAATGGCCAGTAGATGAAGCACCGGTGCCTATAACCCCATGGAGTGAGGCATTAAGTAATATCACTCAATCTCCAATTAGTAGTATGAAATTTCCAAAGTACATTATGGTGGTCTACCTGTTCATAGAGACCATAGTAAATTATGTTCATTAAATTTTCCACTTGTAGGCGATTTTAGCAATAGCTCAATAATATTTGTTGACGATTTTAATGAACCTCTTGAAGAATATAGTGGTGAAGAAGTTTACCTAATAAACACCAGACAACTTCATGGTGTTAAAAATAAAACAGATAAAGATAGAATTACACTTACCATAGGATTTGATAGGCCATTTGAAACCATCAAAGGGACGCTTGACATTACAGTCAAAAAACTATATAATACGACTTACTAAATATGAATATTCATTATTAAAGGAGAACTGAATGAAAAAATATATAATCGCATGTATGAT